GCATGGGAAACCACCTGTATCAGAGGAAGTAACACCAATGAAATCGTATGTCAGAAGAACTAAAACGCAAGTTGCAAGCGGCACGGGAGAAACTAGGGCTCACCCAAGTGGGAATGGCAGAAAAGATGGGCATACCATCCAGAACCCTCATATCATGGGAAAACGACCAGCGAACCCCTCGTGGGTTTGCGTTGGCGCAATTGAATATTCAGTTGGATGCCATCCTGACACCGAAGCCCAAAAGCCGGAAGAAGTAGGGCCGTTTTTTGTACTGGAAACTACCCCGGTAACTGAGGGCGGGCCAGAAAGCTGGAGGACTAATGGCCCCTTCCAAACCAGAGAAGAGGCCGAACAATGGCTGGTCGATGATTGCCGCCTATGCTACGCCGGCCTTGATGAATCCCTTCGCAGTGAGGTGGACGCCGGCGCGCCCATTTATCAGAGCCCGAGGCTAATCGTCAGGATGGTTAGCAGTGTGATCCCGCAGGTGGACTCTAGCGTCACACTGCTTCCACGGTCAATCGCCACAGAAAGGAGGGCTGCGTAATGCCCTCTAAATCGAAAGCATATACCGCGTGGCACGCAATGGTGCGCCGTTGCGTGAATCCACTGAGTAAGGACTATCCAAATTATGGAGGGAGGGGAATCACGGTGTGCAAAAGGTGGCTCACCTTTTCCAATTTCTTGAAGGATATGGGTGAACCGCCTCCTGGACTCTCGCTGGATCGAATCAATAATGATGGTGATTACCGCCCCACAAATTGCAGATGGGCGACGAATTTGGAGCAAATGCGAAACAAAAGAAACTCACTCAAGGTTTCATGGAAAGGACAGATATTACCATTAGTTGAAGCGTGTGCGTTAGCCGGTGTGACGGTACATTCGGTCAAATGCCGCGTTTATTCTTTAGGCTGGGATATTCAAAGGGCATTCGATACACCCGTGCGGACTCCTAAACCAGCCAAACCAAAGGTGATTAATGCGCCCCGCAGAACCCAAGCTCAACATAGTTCAGTAAACGGCCCTCGTGACATCATGAGGTTATGTGAAGAACGCGGCATTTGGTATGGGAGTTACCTCTACCGTGTTAAAAAGCGAGGATGGTCGCCAGAGAAAGCTTTATCTACACCCTTTACCCGCAGGAAGCCCAAACGCGATCTTGCGGAACTTAAGCCTTTGTGCGCTGCTGCAAATCTCCCGATCCACATTGTGAATGCGCGCATTCACATCATGAATTGGTCACTGGAAAAAGCGCTTTCAACACCGGTTGGCGCGATCAAGCGAGGAAGAAAACGCACGAAAAACTAATGGTGGAAAATGGTGAACAAATCTAGTGCAGAAACGAACTAATCGGCTGATTTGTTCGTTTTTGCGCCAGAGCTTGGCACATTCTTGGTGCATAGCTTGGCACATTCTTGGTGCATAGCTTGGCACATTTGCGGGATGATTTGTTTGTTGTATTACGGTTAAACGCTCACATTCAACCAAGAACAAATGCCGAAAAAATGCGCGTTTAATCGTGATCAAATGTCCGTAAAATAGCCCAATATTCCGAATTTAGGGTAAACAAAGAGGGGGGAGTACAGAGGAGTAAGGAGAGATGTAGTACCCTAAAAAATAAATCAAAAAGGGTAGCGGGGCGGAGTCAATAAATCAGCTTTTCAATCCTGCTTTTGCGTGAAACAATGGAGCGCGATGGGAAAGACACTAGACGAATGGATTACCTGCCGAGCACAGAAACGTGCGAGTTGGTTGAACGTGGAAGTCAAAATTCCAGATTTGTGGATTCGAATCCGGTGCTCAACGGGTCTGATTTGCCGCACGGGATTGCCGTTATTGGAGTTGCAGCGCATTGATCGCCCTTGGCGGGTTCTGATGGCGCAAACTCTGAATTGTGCATTGGGGCGGAATTTGGTCAAATCGTCATGGGTTCCGGCGGGTCATTCAACACCGAGCCAAACGCATAGGGTCGGAGTCAATTCCTGAGCTTGCCAAAAGCGCGGAGGGGTGGGAAGGTGGGAGCCGATGAACATAGTCATTCTCAAGGGCAATATCACGAGAGATGTCGAATTGACATACACCCCCAACGGCACGGCCGTAGTCGAAATCGGCATTGCCGTGAACAAGGTCTGGTTCAACGATGCCGGCGACAAGCAGGAGAAGGTGTGTTTCATCGACTGCCGAGCCTGGCGCAAGACGGCGGAGAGTATCGCCAAGCATTTCCGCAAGGGCTCGCCGATCCTAATCGAAGGCGAACTGGCTCAAGAGCAATGGATCGACAAAGCCACCGAGAAGAAGCGCAGCAAGACGCTGGTGATGATCGACCGTTTTGAGTTCTGCGGAGAAGCCAAGAGCCGAGCCGCCCCCGAGGAACCCCCTGACCGCGCGCGCCGGCCTGAAGCCCGCGAGACGGCGGAATCCTCTCGCACCCTGCCCGACCCCGACGGCCCGATTACCGACGGGATGGAGGACGATGACATTCCTTTCTAATGTTATGGAAATGGCTTGCTGCGACCCCATGGCTGAGTTTGAGAGCCCTCGAAACTCAATTACCCAAGCGCCCCAGCCCGCGCCTGTTCCACCCCCCGCCCCCGTGCCGTCATGATCTCCGACGACTCCCCCCATTCCGCCCCGAAGGTGTTGTTTCCGCCGACCTCGTTGCAACTTAACGGCGAGGAGGAGCAGGAAATGGTGTTCTATGCCATCCAGCGCATGAGGTTCTGGAGGCAGGAAATGGGCTGGGCGACCGGCGGGCTTGTCGGTTATGAAAAGAACTCGTGGCTGTGGAAGCGGAACAGTTACACCCGGATGTTCGAAAGCGATTATTCCCACCGTGCGGTGCCAGGCTCCCTGTTTGCCAAGGTGAATTTGTCGCTGGGCAAAATCGGGATGTTCATTGAGCAGCACAAATCCCGCATCGTGGATGACATGCTGGCCGGCGAGAAATTTTTCGGGATCTCACCCGAAGGGCCCGAAGATGCCGGCGAGATTTTGGAGGATGTCGAGCGCGTGTTGCAGTCGGCCGCCACAAGCCAAGACCTGTTGGAGCGCTGCAAGATGGCGGTGAAGACGGCTTTGATTCGCGGGGAGTGTGTCCCGAAGATCGTGCGAAAGATCAGCCGCACCCGCGTGCAGCAGAAGGTCAGGGTGCTCATGGGCACCGATGGACCGCAGCGCGATTCACGGGGCGAACTGATCACCAGCGTGGACCGCTGGCAGGCAGACCCCAACAACCCCGCCGTGCAATACCTAGTGCGGGATCCACGGGTGACACTGCCGGCGGATGTCCGCACGGCCGCCATGCTATCCGACGCTGAAATTGAGCTTCCGGCCATCATCGCCCAGACCGTGGGCGCTGACTTCGCCTTCCCTCATTGGGCGGATCTCGTGATCCCTCCCACGGCGACCAGCATCGACGCCGCCGAACTTAAAGCGCACCTTTTCGCGCTTCCCTACATGGACATGGTGGACACCATTCCTGCAAGCATCCGAGACACGCCGGCGGTGCTGGCTTACCTGCAAGCCGTGCAGGACTCCGGACAGAGTGAGCAAGGCACCGAGGTGCAGCGCGCCATCAAAGGTCGCGGAGAAAAGACCGATGTGCAGGCCGACGCGGACCAGAAAGCCTACAAAGAGCGGACGTACGCGGAGATTTATTTCAAATACGACGTGCGCGGCAATGGGCGCTATGAAGACATGGCACTGTGCGTGGATCTTGATTTGAATTATCCGATCTACTACGGGCCGGCTTCGCAGATTCTGACGTGGACCACCCGCACCCACCCGTTTGGCGAGCCGACGCGCATTTTTCCGCTCGAGGATCGGTGGTATGGCCAAGGCTATTTTGAGAAGTACGCCGACAAAAATTTGTTCGTCGATAAATGCTGGTGCCGGTTGGAGTTGGAATTGCAGCGCAGCGGAAATCTGCTCATCGAGAACCGGCAAGCCTCGCTCAATGCCAAAGCGGGCAAGCCGATTCAATTTCGGACGATGGAGACGATCCAGACCGCCTCCGGCTTCCGGCCCGAGGACGTGGTGAGCGTGGTCACCGTGCCGGCGCAGACCATGGAAATCGAGACGGCGCTCCAAAACATGGAGCAGAAGTTGGAAATGGAAGTGGGGCTTGCGAACCCTGCTGATGCAACCCAAGGCAGCGTAGGGGCGGATACTCTTGGGGCCATTCAAATCATGGATGCCCAAAAGAGCACGTCGTTGCGCGAGCGGCAGGGCGAACTCGGCAAGGGCATGAACGCCGCGATTGTCGCGTTTGCCGAGGCCGAACTACACGGGGCGCTGGATCTCCCGCGCATTGCAAATTTGCTCGAAGCGCAGACCATCCAGGCGCGCGCGCTGCCCCAAGTCGTGGATGCGCAAGCGATGCCTCCGCCGGAAATGCAACCTCAGCCGATGCCAGACCCCGCTTTAATGCCCGAGCCCTTGACCGGATTGCAACGGGCACAGGCCATTCAAGAATGGGCAAGGTCGAACGCCAAAAAGCTTAAAAACGTGATCCGCGTGTATGTGTCGAATGCAAGCAGCCCGACCCAGCGCATCCAGCGGTCGAACGAGGTGCTGCGCATTTTCAAAGACTGGCTTTCGCTACCCCCCGAGGTGCGTGGAAACGCTTGGGACACCTATGCCGGACTGCTGCGTGACTTGGGCGAAAAGAACCCTGAGAAACTGTTGGGATCACGCAATGCAGAGCCTGTCGCTCCCGTGATGGCCGGCGCGGATCCCGGACCTTCCACCTCAGCTTTGGCATGATCGAACACCTTGCCCAACGGAACCAGCGCCGGGAAGCGCATTATCGGAAGCTGCTAGCCGACTCCGATTTTCAGGACTTCATTTTGAAGGAGTGGTTTGATGCGCAGGTGACGGAAATGGCGGAAAACCTGACGGCCGCCACCGATCCCGTGCAGTGTTTGGTCGCCAAAGAAAAATGGCTGCTGGCCACAAAGATGAGATCGCACCTCGCGGACACTGTCGAGGTGTATCGACAAGCCGAGGCGCAGCGATTGGTCCAAATGGAAAGGATCCAAAAACGGAGGGACGCCGGCCTGCCACCGGAGTCGGATGACGAATAATTGACACCCACCCGCCGAGGGTTTACAAATGCAAGTCGTTACAAAACCCCAATATTGAAAAAACACCGCCATGAAAGCCATTGAAAAACTGCCGAGTGCCACCCCTGCGGAAATTTTCCGCGCTATCAACTTTCCTGTGACTGACATTGAGCGCGCTCCTAAGGTGGAACGCCGCCGGGTCACAGGTGCCAACCTTCAGCGGGCTGTTCAGCGAGTAAATGGTGAGCAGACCAGCTACACAACGGATGGAGCTATTGCCATTCAAAGCGGCACAGTTCTTTTGTCAAAAACTTCAGCCGGCGCATTCACGCTGGCTGCTCCGACGACCGCGCAGAACGGGACTCGGTTGCGCATCATCACCACAACGGCCTTTGCCCATGTCATCACCGCTACCAACCTTTTGGAAGACGGCGTGACCGGCGGAGCCAAAGACACGGCCACGTTTGCCGCATTCCCTGGGGCCGCGCTCGAACTCGAAGCCAACGCCGGCGAATGGTATGTGGTGAGCAAACACGTCTGCACCATCGCCGCCGTCTAATTGACCCTAACCCGCCACCTCAAACACGATGAAAGTCTCACTCACTGACGGCAGCCTCGGGTTTTTCGAGGTGGCGGATACGACGGCCTTTTCAGGCAAAAACATTGCGGCGATCCAGATCGTGACGGCCACTGTTTTTAGCAAACTGCAAGGCAACGGGCTCATCAAGGGGGCCAACCCTTCCACCGGAGTGGTCACCGCCGGCGCAACCTACCCCGTCGGTGACATTTTTTACGGGCACTTCCACGCTGGCCAGCTTGCCAGCGGTCATATCCGCTGCTACCACAAGGTTCCGAATCGCGCCTAACCGATGCCCGCACTTGGAATAGCTTTAGGATTGGCCTTCACCCGCCCGAGCGAGGCATCTGTTGCTTTTCCTCCTGCCAAAGAACGCACAACTGTTACGTTTGGAGGGTCAGCGGCCAGTGAGTGGGTAGTCAATTATGAGGAGGGCGAGCCTGCTCTATACTTTACCCTGTACGATAGTGATGGCCCTCGTAGTTTTTTTGGAACTGGGCAGTATCTTGCGGGTGGTGTAGGCGAAGACACCCCCGGATATCCGAACAGGGTCCACGGGGTGAGCCTCAATCTATTTGCTGATGACACGGCAGCAAAAGTCGCGGCAAAATTTTATGCTGTTGTCAGCAACTATTTCACGGGAATTTCTTTAAATTCGGCAACTTTCACTGTTGAGGACTATAACACTGGGGCGCGACCCGATGCTTCGGTTGGAACCTCTTATACCACGATCACAATTCCTCAACAAGGAGTCACATGAAAACGTGTTTAAATATACAACTCACTCTTTTGCTGCTTGCTCTTGTGCTTTCGCTCACCCTGACCTCATGCAGTCTTATCATCGGCTTGAGGCAAACCAATCCTGATGGGCATGTGCCTAGCGCTGTGGAAAAATGGTGGATGGAGCAAGAACCGAAACCATGAAACTTATCCTCCTCTTACTTACGGCTATCCTGACCTCCTGCGCTTTCAATCCCGTTGAGGGTACCCTCTACTGCGTCGACAAAACGGTAGGCGACATCGCTTCAAAAAACCAACACCCGAAACCATGAAAGCCCAATTCCTCGTTGTGATCCTGCTGCTGAGTCTGCCGGCTTGCCAGTCGAGTCCGAAAATGCCGGACCCGTTTGACTCGGCGATGAATTCCTTTGTGGCTACAATGTTCGACACAGAAGGGGCCGCAAAGCCATGAGATTGCTCCTTTTGCTCTTACCCTTGGCGCTGGCCTCCTGCATGGGCATCAAGGAAGAAACCGTTCGAAACCTGACCGACAACACCATTACCGAAAGAAAGCAAGCCTACGGCCTCGGTGGTAAGTTCGCAGGCAAATGGGGGGAGGGCTTTTTCTGGAATGGGGAAAAATCGTTTCGCGACGGGGCGCTCGCAGTCGCAGCCGTCGCTACCAGCGGATTTTCTGCTGCTGCAACTGAGGCCCAGGAAATGACCAAGCAGGTGATCGACACCAACGCAGCGGCGACTTCCCAGAAAGCCACGGCTGAGGCAGCAGCGGTCGAGATTGTCAAAGACAACAACGCCACCCAAGTGCTGTTAGCTTCCCCTCCTCAATAATTGACGCCACCCTATGAAAAGTCTAAACCTGTCCTGTCCCGATCCCGTGCGCTCCCAAGCGTGTCATTCCTCCTCACCTCACACCTCGCACCCTATGCCTCACCGATTCATTGCCGTGATTGATTCTCTCATGATCTTTTTGGGCCTGAGCATCATTGCTCCAGGTGGAATGGTCCTCGCGGAGGAAGCGGCCAGTGGCGAAATCACTGAGCTGCGGGTGTTAGCACTCCCGCTCATGGGGGCGGCCTGCACGATGATCCCCATGATTATTTTTCGGCTACGGAGAGAACCGATGAACATCCTGGTGGGCCGCGGAATGATGGCGCTGTTTTTTGGGGCCGTGCTCAATGTGGCTGCCAGCCTGCTCCTACCGCAGACGGCGGCGGTGCTGACGCACCCGATTATGTTGTTTTTCGGCGGCGGCGTGGCCTCGATTGTGTCGTTTGCCGTTATCCACGGTGTCGTGAGGCTGTTGGAGGCCCGCGAGCATCGCTACGCCCAAAAAATTCTCGACGCGGCTGAGCGTCATCTACCGAACCACCCCAAGGACCATGACCATGAGCATTAACACCCGTTCCATCATCCAGACGCAGCAGTTCATTGCTGCCATTGCCGTGTTGATCCTGCGAGGCCGCGACATCGCAGCCGATAAAAAGATCAGCATTTTTGAACTGTTCAGCCTCGCCAGAGAATGGCCAGTGTTCAAAGAAGCGCTCGACGGCATCGCAGACGTGCCGGCCGAATTGCTGAACCTCACTGATGCCGAAGCGGAGCAAGTGGGCGAACAGATTGCCGCGTTGATGGTCGAGCTGGGTTTTCCGCACCGCTCAGGCGATATCACAAAAGAACTCGTCTCGCTCGCTGCGGAAGGCGTGGGGGTCTGGCAGCGCATCATCAACCTGCCGCCGGTGCCAGACATTGTTTCATGAGCACTTACCCGTTACGTCTCGCGCTGATTGAGATCGCCCGTCTGGATAAAGACCGGGTGGAGGTGACGAAAAACCGCGCCCCTTGGATTGCGAAGCTGTGGGAAGCCACGAGTTACCCGGAAGGGATGACCAATCGCGAGCCGTATTGCGCAGCCGGGGTCGCGTACTGCATGAGGGAATGGCTCAAACGGCCGGACGTGCTAGCAGCCCTGAAATTGACGCCGGCAACCGCCGAAACGTGGCGCTGCAAGAGTGCGGCCGTGAGGGAGTGGAGCAAGTGGGCGCGCCGGCGCAAGCTGCGGATCCTGCCCAAGAATTGCATTCTGAAAACCGGCGACATCATCATTTTTGATTACAGCCACATTGAACTTTGCACCAACGACGACGGCACCACCACCGGGCCGTTTGATGCTATTGGTTACAACACCAATGCCCGCGCCGCGCGCGATGGTGAGGGAACTTTTGAAAAACCCCGCATCCGCAAAAATGTGCTGGAGGTCATTCGAATTATTGAATAAAAAATGAAACAGACAGACGGACACGACGGCTACGGCTCCCATTTCTTTGGAGTGGTGGGGGTAAACCCATTTAAACAGGGAACGCCGGGCCACAATGAATGGGAAAGCGCGTTTTTTGGCGCATCGGGCTATTTCAAAATTGAAACCCTCATGATTTCGTGCGGGAGCAAACCCGAAGGCAAAGAACTAGCTGGAAAAGGGGCATGGATTCTGTGGCTCAAAGAGCACCCCAAGGGAGTGGCAGAATATCACGCATTGGCAAAGGCGCACATGGCCCATTGCAAATGGGTGTATTGCGTGACGCTTTGGGAGCTAGCGCCAAACCCTGACACCATCCAAAAATGGTTGAAGATCGCCAATCAGCGTACGCCTACGGTCGAAGAATCGTGCGCGTCGATGCTCTATCTCGGTAAGCATACCAAACCTTTAGAGCCAATCGCCACAGGCTGGAACGCCTCCGACCCGCTGCCGCTGCTTGGGGCTACCATCATCACCCCAGGCTACGAAGCCATGGGAGAAGAAGCGGTGAAGAGGTTTCACCAGCACACAGGATTGCCGTGCAACGTGCTGCGCTTCAGTGGCGATGCCGGCTTTGCCTACAAGCTAGCCCTGCCCGATCTCCTGCCACCGGTGCCAGTGGTGTTTTTTGATGCCGACTTGTGGCTGCTCCGGCGAACGGATTTGGTGTCGCAAGTGGCCAAGGGTGCCGTGTCGGCGGTGCCAGACCCAGGCACACGGGATGCTCAGTCGTTTGTGTCGCTGGACTGTGCTAAGTTGGGACTGGAGCGCCGGCAGTATTTCAACTCGGGGCTGTTCATCGCGGATTTTTCGTGTGAGCACGTCCGGGCGGCTTTTCGCCGAGCCGCAAAGATCCTTGAAGACAAAACAATCCATGAAATCGCCGACTATGGCGACCAGACCCCACTGAACATGGCCGTCCAGCGTTCCGGGGTGCCGTTTCACCCGATGCCGGCGGGGTTTAATTTCTTTATGCACGCCGTTTCCCACGGTTATGGCAGTGTGCCCGATCTGGTTTACGGACTTCACGCGGCCGGCGTCAAGAAAGCCGACAAGCTGGCGCACCTCAAAAGCCATGCCGCAGTGTTTGAATTTGAAGATCGATCTCCCAAAAAGACGCCTTTTACGGTGAACACGGTGATCGTTTACCCGGCCGACGCTCAAATTACCAACGTGTTTGAAGCGAACAACGACGAGTCTTTACCCCTTGCCTACCGCACCGAGCGCGCGCTGCGCTGGATTCGGGACCGGCCTGAGCACCTGATTCAAGGCGAAGCACTTGCGGCGCTGAAGGTGTTCCTGACCTATCGGGTGTGCGAGGGGTTGCTAACGTACAGCGAATGGGAAGCAGACGTGGCGGGGGTTGAAATGCCAACAATGAGCGACGGGATGGGGTTTCGGTGGGCGATGAGTTGGCAAACCTCCGTCGTTTATATGATGGCGCTTCAAGGCAAATTAAAATTTGCCTGGATGTCCGCCGTGGAGGTGTGTTCTCAAATTGTAAATGTCCAAATTTGGCCGGCGGCCTTGTGTAATCTGTTGCGCACTGCCGTCATCGCTTCGTATGGGCACTATCTCCTCGGCAACGCTCAACAAGCGGCAGCAGTGATAAGTTTAGTCATAGACCAATGGCAAAAGCAGATCGGTGGGCTGGACTGGAAAATGGCTCCGCTGCGCTTTGCGGAAATGAGGGAAGATCGCGAGGCAATCCTCATGCTGATGGTCATTGCCAAGGCCATCGGTTTGACCACGTTTGAAGATTACGAATGGCTGCACATTCCGAAAATGGCCAGCGGGCAAGGTCCGTTTCATCGCGCCGTGAGGGCGATGAACCCACTTAACCCAGAAAGGGCACTCTGGAAATGAAAGAGCGGCAAGGTTTTTTCTGGCCGGATGGCGACACCGTGACGCCGGGGGTGGTGCTCCGCGAGGTCGAGCGCTTGCCGCAGTATTTGCAGCATGTGCAGGATCCGCGCCGGATCTGTGTGCAGGCCGGCGGGAATGTGGGGGTGTATGCCAATTGGTTGGTCGATTGCTTTCAACAAGTGTTCACCTTTGAGCCCGATCCCCAGAACTACGAATGCCTGCTCGCCAACAACGGCAAATCGAAATCGGAACGGTTTTATCACCTGAAATATGGAGCCCTTGGGAACCAAGAGGGAAACGTGACCACTTGGCGAAGCACGAGGGAATGGGGCAATTACGGAGCCACTCAGGTAAGGTTAGGCAATGCGCCCCATGCCGCGCCCGTGATCATGCTGGACAAAGTTTTGCCCCACGCCGGCGTGGATTTCATGCTGCTCGATGTGGAGGGATGGGAACAGGCGGCGCTCGAAGGGTCGGAGGAGATCATCCGGGTAAGTCATCCTGTGATTGCCCTTGAACTCAAAGGGCATGGCGAGCCCTACGGGTGGCCGGACTCTTACACCCGCAACTGGCTGCACGAGCGGGAATACCGGAAAGTGGACCGCATCGGGAACGACGATGTTTTTGTATGGACACCTTTGTTTGCGTCCTAAAGACCGGCGGCCTTTACGTCCCGGAGCACGTCCAGCGGCTCAGTGACATGGTGTGGCAGCACTACAAGGCAGCGCCGTTCATTTGTCTGACCGATCACCCGAAGCAACCGGGCATTCGATTGGTCAAAAGCTGGCAAGGCTGGTGGTCGAAGCTGGAACTGTTTGATCACGACTTTGGCAAAACCTGCTATTTCGATCTCGACGTGACCATCCGCAGCCCCCTCAACTGGTTGGATGACCTACCCACGGACAACGGGCAGGTGTGGGGCATGAAAGACGCGCTCCTCCCTGATCTGAACAGCAGCATCATGGTATGGCAAGGTCCACGTCCCGAGGTCACAGTGGATTACGATGGCGCGCCGCATCCTGGAGGGGATCAGAAATGGATTTACTCAAAGCTCAAAGACTCCATTCAGTATCTTCATCCGCCGTTGGTGACGAGTTTTAAAGTCCACGGGCCGGACTCAGGCGCAGTCGTGGTGTATCACGGCAAACCCAAACCGTGGGAGGTTGTTCACAATTGAATTGTGAATAACTCTTGCGCGGTCGGAGTAAATTACATAGAATACCCACCATGACGGGAACCGCTGAAGCACCAACCTTGATTGAAACCGAAGACGCCGACTTTGACGCCGCCATGGACACGGCTCTTGCCGGCATGGGCGATGCGCCCGAGGTGATCGAGGAAGCGGCACCGTCCCAAGTGCAACAGGCTGCGCCCCAGACGTTATTTGTCGAAGACCGGAAAGCGCCAGCGCCAGCGCCAGTGAACGAAGAACCGCCGGCGCGGACGATTCCTGAGACGCTGCCAGACCGGTTTTACACCAAGCATCTTCCAACACCTCACAAGGTTATGCTGGAAATTGCCATGAAAAACCCTGATCTCTCCCCATCGGAGATTTCAGCAATGGCCAACCAGCAACTGGGACTGATCGACGAAACCGGCGCTCCAACCGAGGCCGCGCAAAGCAATCCGAGCATGGACGCTTTGGAAGCCGAACTGGAAGAAGTTCGGGCCAAACTCATTGATTTTGCTGAGGATGGCGGCATTGGCTCCACCTACAACCGCGAGGTGTACGACCTGAACACCCGCCAAGCGGAATTGATTGCCGATCTCCGACTGATGCAGCGGGAGCAAGTCGTGACGCAGCGCCAGCAGGCCACGGAAGTGCAGCGGATCGAAGATGCGGCCGTGGAGGCTGCCTACGACATGTTTCCGGCGCTGGCCGACGACAACGACCCCTTTACCTTGGCCACGACTCAGCGCATGGAGGAAATCAATGCGCTCGAACGCGCCGCTGCGGCCGATCCGTCAATCGCAAACGATCCCGACGCTGCGCTTGATTTGGCGAAACGTCGCCACCCCCAATTTGCTCTGCTCATCGCCCAAGAAATTGCGCGCGAGCAAGGTATTGCTCCAACCCAGGCGAAGCCGGGTCGGAGCCCCCAAAACCCAATGGGCCGTCAGACCCAGCGAACAGCAGCCCAGGCGGAGCCGGGCCCAATGCCGTTCTCTGGTGCCACTGGACAGGCGCACCGTGTCAGTATTCGAGACGTGTCACCCGATGACGTTCGAGTTCAACGCTTGCAGGCAGCCGCCCAGAGTGATGATCTTGCAGACATCGATGCGTTTCTGAATGAAGACCTTGGAGGCAGCGGAGCTGCGTACGGGGTGACGTTCAGGTAAACCATACCGACCCGGAGCTATCTCAGGCTAACCCGCCTGATTCACGCAACCCAGCCGCACTTCTGCGGCAAGCAAGGGTTGCATCTACCCCAAAACCCGCCTTGCCGGCGGCGCGTGGTTTGATGCCATGACGCAAACGGCGGGCACCCACCCCCCAAACAACCGTTATGCCAAACTACGCATCGATTACCGGTCAAACCGTCGCCCAAGTCGTGGCGGCCGCCGGCGCAAACTCGCAAGAACAAAAATGGGCGGCCTCCGTGGCCGTTGGAACCATTCGGTCCTCCCGCCTCGCCAAACTCATTGGTGGAGCCGGCGAAGGAAAACCCATCGTGACCGTCCTCGACGCCCAAAAGCTCGCCGGTGACACCGTGAACATGCAGGTTGAGGCTCCCTTTGGTGGCCCCGGCTACCAAGGTTCCGGCGCTCAACGTGTCGGCAATGGCGAAAGCGCCAAATTCCAACTCTACCAATTCAAATTGGGAGTGATGTGGAAAGGCGCAAAATGGAACAACGTCACCAAGAATCAGACCACTCTCGGCAAAGGCAACATCGACGCCAAAAGCCGCGTCAAGTTGACCGACTGGTTCAAGCGCTACCAAGCCGACAACTGGGAAGCCGAGATGCTGAAGCGTGCACACGCACGCAACACCATTTATTCCGGTCGCAAGACTGCCGTTTCCCAGCTCACGAGCGCGGACACGTTCATGGCCGACGACGCCAAGCGCATCGCCAATGCGCTCAGCACGATCATGGCCAAGCCCGTGAATCTCGCCAAAAAAGGGCTTCAGGAGCGCAAGAAGTATTATCTTCTTCTTCCTCACAAGCAGCTCGACGAACTTGAGTCCTCGAACGACTGGCAAACCCTGCTCGCCAACTCGGACCTGCGCGGACAGGAAAACAGCCTTTACACCGGTTTGCTCCCATCGTGGGGTGGCTGTGTGCTGGATCGCTGGGAGATCGAGAACGACAGTGCCGACGGCCCTCAAGGTGCCCTCTGCGCGCCAATTGGTTATCTCGGTGAAGCCATTGCCGCATCCCCTGCGACTGGCTACCAGTTAAAACTCGGTGGAAGCGCCGCTGCCGCCGCCAAAACGGATCCGCTGTATGCGCAGTACTTTGAGTCTGCTGCGTTTGGTGGGTTTGAAGGCGACAAAATCGCCGCTGTGACCGGCACCGAGCGCTATCTGCTCATCCGCAATTTGGAGGCATCGGCCGCCACGGGTGACGCTGGCAAATTCGGCATGTATGCCTACCAAGTGACCAACGGCAACACCATCACGCTGACCAAGGCGCTGCGCAGCGGCACCTCGGGTGGCACGATCAATCAAAGCACCGTGGGTTCGGTGGTTTGGAACACGGGAGTTTGGACCACCGATTTCCTGACCACGCAGCACGCCATTGGCAGCGAGGTGATTCCATGCAACGAAAAGGGTCAACCTTACGTGCGCGGCTACGCTCTCGCCAACGAAGGCATCGCCTGCGGGTACGGTCAGGGATCTCAGGGGTTGGCCTTTGGTCATCGCACTGAGGAACACCAAAACCACGGCCTTGATTCCGAAATTGGCATGGAAATGTGCTGGGGATCTCGTGCCACGCAGGACGCCAACGGCCTTGTCAATGGTTACGGCATTATCGTCAGTGCTTGGAATCCCGAGGGGCTTCCGACCATTGTCTAAGGTGACGAACAATTGACTCCTACCTTGCGCCCGGCTTTGAAGTGTGACACTTTGGAGCCGGGCGCTTGCCTTTCCGACCATGAAGCTCAAACTTGAATACTTGATTTGTTCGTCGAAGACCTTTGGGGTGATTCGCAAGTTGCACCCCAAACTCGGGGGCTCGACCACCCTCGACACGCGATTGAATTGTCAGGTCCACGTTTGCAAAGACTACGCGGCCTTTAAGACAATGAACGCCGATCTGGTGAAGCGCATGGGCTCCACCTTTTGGACCGCTGTGCAAGTGCGCAACCTTGAAACAGGCGAGTGCACCGATCCGCCCGAGGACGGTCTTTTTGCCATCCAAGCCCTTTCTGCCGCTGAAGCCATGGTTGGAGATGCGAAGAAAAACACCCCCACCGCTCAGGTTTCCCGTCCGTCTCCTGAGCCGGTGGGGATTGTTTCGCCCTTGCCACCCCTGCCGGACGCGACAACCCCGCCGGCCAAAAAACGCGGCCGCCCAGCCAACCCCAAATAAGCCATGAGCGCGGCCCTAGAAATTCAAAAAGATGGGTGCGGGCTTTTGGGCATTGAGGACATCTCCCACGCCGCACCGGGCACGGCCGACCGCATGTTGCGGGATCTAAATGCGTCTCTCCAGCACATTTACACCCTCATGGGAGATTCATTTTGGTGCGAGGAACCGCAGGGCTATCTGATTCGGGGCCCGCAATCGGTCACGGTATCAGTGACGCAGAAATCCCAAGCCATCACGATCACGGGTTACTCCTCGTGGATGGCCGGTTGCACCATCGTTATTCCGGGCGATGAAGCGCAAAACGTGATCATTACGGCCGCCGGCGCGAGCCCGACGCTGCTCAAGCCCTACACCGGCCCGACGGCCGCGGGAGTTGTGGCCACGATTTACCAAGATGTTATTCAGCCTGGTGACAATGTGAGGCAGGTGATCCCGCCCGTGGTCATCGAGGGCAAGTGGGAACTGGTCCCGCTTGAGAGTGAGCGCACCCGCCAGACCTACGACGCCGGCGGCACCATGAACAGCAATCACGGCGCTGGCCCATGGCTCTACCCGTTGACCTTTGCGCAGCGCGAGATTCAAACGCCGACCGCTTTTTTGATTGTGCAACAAAGCACGTTCAACGGATCCCGCGGTCCCGTGCTCCGCTTTTCCAGCCTGCCCGATGAGCAAATGGTGATCACCATGAAGGTCGAGCAAACGGCCCCACGGGTAACGGCGTGGAACGATAGCCGCACATGGCTGGTCCCTCATGCTTACCATGAGTCCATCCTGATGCCGATCTTTAGAATGAAATTTTCAAGCTGGCCTCAGTTTGCAGGCAATCGCAACGATCTTCAGGACGATTACGACACCGCGCTGGCTATGCTCGAATCGCTCAAACCTCACGGCTACGTTGAGAGCAACGTGGTCTGCGCCGGCGATTTCACTGATTAATTCTTATGGCTAAAACAAGCGTCTTTCCAATTCGAGGGTTTGGCGGAATCTCGACGCTGCTGGAAACCACTCACCTCGGCACCAAGCTGCAAAAAGCGAAGAACATCCTTTTGCGCCCATGGGGCGGATTCAAGGGAATGCCCATTTACCAGCGGCTGTGGGCGCTGGGGGCGAGCCAAACGATCAAGACGACAATTACCGCGCTGCGGCCTCCGTTAGCCAAGTGCACCACTCGTGCAGGCACCCCCACTGAACTGAACGTCTATCAGAATTTTCTGACCGCTGGCGAGATCGTGCGCGTCTCGACCACGGGCACCTTTCCCATGGCCTCCATTTCCGGCAGCCCGCACACTTTCAACACGAGCACCAATTATTATGTGAGGAATTTGGTTGGCAACATCTGCGGTTTATCGCTGACGCCATCCTCGGCGCTGATTTCCATGACGGGAGGCACGGGGTTCCTTCAACTGCAACCGCAGCGCACCTTGGCCGACGCGGATAGCACCGTGGCGCTGCTGCTGAGCAAATACGGAAAGACTTTCCTGCTGTTCTACAACATCCCGGCAGGCAAGGCGCGCGGAGGACCGTTTTACTGCGGCGATGATGCTACCTACACGGGAACGGTGGAATTTACCGCCGCCGGTGCAACGTGGGAAGTGCTGGCCGTCCGCCTGCATACCTCAGCGCGCTGGTATGCTCAGCGCTTCCAGAGCCAGCTTCATGTGCGCAACGGGAAAGACATCCCGGCCATCGTGCAAATTACCCGCACGGCGATCCCAGGCAAGTGGCGGCTCTCAGGTGACAACACGCGACCGGCGGCCCCGCAAGTCTCAGTGACGCCACCTACGTCCAGCACCAACGTCTCCGCCAAGTACACCATTCCCGGCGGAGGAGGATCGGGCCAACGCGCAGGCGCGGCCTCACTGACGTTTGAGGCCAACGCCACCAATTTTCCAGGGTCAACTGCCAATGGCCGCATTTATGTGCGTATCACTTACGACCCGTACGGGGTCGGCATTCGCTCGACACTGACGGGGTTGGGCACGGTTGCCAGCCCTTACCATTACACCGTTTTTACCTCTCCGGGCTCAGGTGGGTCGAGCAACAACGCCATTGTTTCGTTCGTCAATGGCGACTCAAAAGCGATCACAATTCTAAGTGCATCGACCTCAGCCGCAAACACGACCACTGACACGGGCTCGTGGTCGATCACCGCGCTTTCCGGTGGGAGTGGCACCGGTAAAAGCACAGGTTTTTCGAACCGCACGGTGACGGTTTTTGCGCGGTATTTTGACACTGGCAAGGATGGACTCGGCTACGAAGGGCTCAATAGCCCAATTTCCAATTCAGTGATCATCAACGCGCTCGCTGCTAATGACATCGTGGTGACGGTCCCGACCAATCCCGTGGCTGGCGGCGGTCGGTTTAGCAATATTAGAATCTACCTGCAATTTGGTGAGGATGAGACGGCATTGTATTACCTCGTGGAGCCGGACAACCCGATCTCGAATAACGGTACCACCCAGACAATTACCATCGGGTCAGACACGGAATTTGGGCAGGAAATGTACGTGGAGCAACACCAAGCTCTGCCCACGCTGCACTGCGTGCAGTGCAATGGGCAACACTGGTCCGGCGGATACGAGGACCAACCAAACCGGCTCTATGTTTCCCGGCCGGCCAACGAAACGGAACTGGCACCCGAGGGGGCCAATGTGGATTCGTACGAGGTGTTTCAGGGGCACGGCGCATCGTCGAACCGCATCTCCGCGATGTACTCAGACAATTTCCGAGTCGCGCTGCACACGGCCGTGGGGGTGTCGATGATCGACCCAAACAACCCCGACAACCAATTTCAACCGCCAGGGATTGCGGGTGCGCTCAACGGCAATGCGATTACCCAATGGGTTGGAGGGGAGTTGTATTTTCTGGGCATGGATCTCCAGCTATACCAATTCAACGGCACCCGCTACGGCCGCAACGACTCGAATTTTGCCGCGCTGGACTCTGCCGCGTATATCATGGCTCGCGCAGATCGCGATGCGGTGCAAAAAAATCCTGAGCGGGTTTTTATGTTTCCAGATAGCCGCGGACAGATGATCTGGTTTTTTGTGCCAGCGCTTGATGGCACCTTGAAAGGGTTTGCCTACGACTTTTTAGCCAAGGGTTTGGTGGGTGAGTTCGATCACCCAAAGATTCACGGCCTCACGGGCATGGAGCCAAACCGGCCTGAGTTTATCTTTGCAGACGAAGCCATGAATTTGTTTGTCTGGGACACCGCCAACCAAGGCGATTTTTCGGACGCGCTGCCCATCGTGGCACCGGCCACCTCCTATGCGATCCCCGATACCGCGCCGGTCGGTGATGCCGGCTACGGACAAGCAACCTGGGGTGGTAGGGCCTACCGACGCGCATATATCGCCGAACTCGAAACGGGCATGGTCGATTTGAATGATGCCAGCCAGCGCAAACAGTTCGTTGCACTGATCTGGAACACTGTTGTGGGCAGTCGCGGGCTCGTGGAAATGACGATTACCACCGCCGCCGGCAACACGCTGACCCGCACCTACGGCGATATTGGTACCCTCGGCCAAGGCCGGGCGCACAAACTGCTTTTCAGCGCGCTCGACACGGCCGCGAAGGTCAATTTTCGCATCCTCTGCGCGGAGCAAAAGCCGTTTATCGTGCGCGATCTCAGCCTCGAATATCGGGCTGGGGCAGGGGTGTAAAAACTAGGGGGAATAGCCCTTCAGGATGTCCTTCACTTCAGCTAGCGTAAATCCTTTTTTGCTGGTGAAATAAATCAGGCCGTTCAGATACCGATAGCGCTTCGAAGTAGAAACGACCACCTCTTGTTTGGCCTTGGGCCCCTTGGGTTTTTCTTTTCTCCCAGCTTTGCGGGCGGCCTGAGCATTAACCTTCCGCCGCTTTTCAAGGTTGGCTTGGTAGTAGAGAAAGAGGCGCTCCCTCTCAGCCTCGGGATCTTTGACATAGCGCTGGCGTGACCTTTCGCGGTCCCACGCCCTACGTTTTTCTGGGTCTTTGAATGGCATGTCAAGAGGCAATGGAGGCCGGCAAATAATGCCGACTGGTTGTGGTGGTCTGAGTGTGGCCAGCTTGAGCGGATGCCTTGCGCGTAGCCGCCTGCTGCATCTCGATCAGGGCCTCACGCTGGATGCTGGCCAGATAAGCCGCGCGGAGCCGGTGCAGGGGCCTGTAAATTTCCTCACGGGTGCCCATGAACGGCCTGAGCCATTGTTGCGGCCCCCGATCCAGCCAGTTGGTGCGGTTTGAAATGGCACCAATGACCAAATCGTCCGGTGGCACCGCCTGCAAAGCCTCGATCAGCGCGGGGTGAGTGATCATCGCAAAATAGTGCGCTCCGGTCTTGGTGTACCATCCTTCGCTTTCCCGGTCGCGCATCTCCAGACACCAAACCCCATCATGCCGCACCAACCAACCGCCGCGGCATCCCCCGATCTCCTCTTTCCTCAACCCTGCAAACCTTGCCAGCGCTACCGCAAACCATAAAGCCTGTTGATCAGTCAGCGCCGCCCAGGCTGCCAACATCTCGGCCTCCTGAAACCCCGCAGGCCGGCGCTTGAGCGTTTGGAGCCACTGCACTGAGCAAGTGTTGGTGGGAATCGTGAGCCCCGCGCGCTCATACCCCGGCCTCAGCTTAGGGATAAACATCGACACCGCAGCCCTAACGGTCGTGTTGATGCTCGTGTGTGACGCGCGCCGAATCGACAAATCCACCCGAGGCAACCCTTGCTTAATGGCCTGATATTTTGCCCACAGGTCCGGCCCTAGATCGTGCAGGTAATAATGCCGCAAATCCTTTCCCGTGACCGCCTGCACCACCTGCCGCAGGCTGCGGATGTTTAATCTCTCGGTCGCTATGCCGGCGCGCTTGGCCATTGTTTGGTAGCACGCAACGACATCTTCGAGCGTCTGCGTAGTCGGCCTCGGCTTCCCCGTCTTCAATTCCGCCAGATGAGCGAGGCACAAACGGCGAGCCACGACCTTGTTGAGGGTGCCCGTAAAATAATCGACACGACGATGAATTGAGCGTGATCTCATCCGCCACCCTTTCCCCAGTTCCAGCGTCAGTGGGTAATTGACGCCCTCAAACGTGATTACCTCCCGGCTACGAGCAGGTTTTCTGGTGGGCAATGCGTGGGCAATCGGCATACTTTAAACTCTACACAACCCCAACACCAACACAACACCAAATCAACGCCACACTGGGCAATCACCCCAAAAGAGTGGTACCCCCGGAAGGATTCGAACCTTCGACCAAAAGATTAAGAGTCTTCTGTGTTTACGCTTCATTTCAACGAGTTAGCTGATTCATGGGCAATCAGTGGGCAAACCAACAACCCTGATCGGTGACAAAAGATGGCTTGTGCGAGCGGGGATAAATTGCATAAAATTATGCTAACAGCCAGTAGGCTAAACAGCGTTCTCATTCCTGACGAAGCATGTCGCCGCATCGAGCGTGTCGATCACAAGGCCCGCGAGCGTCTTGTCTCCAGTGCGGCGCTTTTTGGCGAAGCGCGTGTAGTGGTTTTTGCGCTCCACATCAAGCCGGATGTGGAGATAAGCGGACGCGGCATGAGCGCCCCGTTTCGGGGGCGCTCCTCGTGTTGGTTGCGCATCACTCATCTGGTGGCAGCGGCAGGTTGCGGGCAACGGCAACGGCGATGCGGAGCATCTCCGCGTCGATGTCGTCGATGTCGTCGATCTCCGACTCGTCGCACTGGTTGCGCTTGAGCCATAGCGCATCCATGCGCGCGTGAATTGCATCGTCGGCGAGGCGTGGCGTTGGTTTTTCGGGCACCAGCTCGAAGAATCGGCGCTGGACGCCAGGAGGAAAGAATAGATCTGTTTTCATTTTGGGTGTTGGGTGAAATTAACGGTCGTCGAAGTTGTTTTCGCGCCCTGGTGTGACGCGATGGCAGAGGTCGTAATCCTCTTTGCAGGGCATCCATTTGCTGATGAGGTTTTCGCCGGAGCCATCCATCGTGGTGCCACGGGTGCAGACGGCGATGTCTGTGTAGCCCTTGCCCCGCGTCTGAAAGCCGCCGTTGGTGCCACTGTAATTCCACTGGGTGTTTGCGTCCAGCCAGACAACGATTTCTTCGAGGGTGTCGGCTCCGAAGAGTGGGGCATATTTGCTCACTGGCTTGGGCCGCACTTGGTATTTCGTGCCAGCGTAGGGGCTTGGGGCTGGCGCAGGGCGGGGCGGTGGATTGCATCCACGCGGGGCGGATGGCGCGGTGTTGCTGCCGCTGACGATCTGGCGGGCTTTGTCGGCCTTGTCTGGCGCGATCATCCAGCATTTGCGATCTGCATTCCATCGTGCTCCGATGGCCTTCAGTGCGTCCTTGACGGGGTAGGTGTTGCCAGTGATGGCGACGAGGTCTTGTGTGGTTGTCATAGCTTGTATTCTTTGCTGAGTTGGACCGGAGCCGCCGGTGCGGTGTCCCTTGTGAGACGATGTGATATTAGTCGATCACTTGAATTATGTCAACACATAATCGGAAGAATTTTTTGCGGTGGTCTTGGGCAACGGAATGAGAACAATGAGATGCAGTCCAACGGGGCTAAGGCCCCGTGGCTGATCTCAAGCGTTCGGTTTACTGAAAACGATCCAGTGTGATTTGGCCGTTTTTCCGCAGCGGTTGCCGAGTAGCGGACGCTCCGGTGTGAGCGCGAGAACCTGAGACACAGGCACCTCATGCTCGTTCCATTTGAAGATCAGAGTTCCAGAGGGATGCAGGACGCGGAAGCATTCAGCGAAGCCTTGGCGCAGTTCCTCTTTCCAGTCGCCTTCCAGCTTCCCGTATTTCTTCGCGAGCCAGCCTTTCTTGCCGTTGCGGATGAGGTGCGGCGGATCGAAGACGACCAGCGAGAACGTGTCATCCGCGAACGGTAGCGCCGTGAAGTCCGCTTGGATGTCGGGATCTATCACCAGCTTCCGGCTTCCTCCCGCGCTTGATTTGTCGGGCAGCACATGGCTTTCCCGGCGCTTGTCCACGAAGGTCACGCGAGGGTCTTGGCGGTCGAACCAGAACATCCGGCTCCCGCAGCACACGTCCACGGCAGAAACCGAACCAGGCACAGATGCCAACGACTGCCCGGCGTGAGTCGATGGCGATGGCGGAGATTGAGGGCGGGCAGTCATGGCATTGTTTTGGCGGTAGGAAGGGCAGGGCTTGGTTTCTGGGGGTGGTGGTGGATTATTCATCGGCTAATCTTGGATCGTGATGTTGCAGGGGGTGCCGTCAATCTCCTCCACACACCAAACTTCATCGGGAGATGT